TATACTTGTTACTACATTTAGTGCATCTATACTGTCTATTTTTATATTCTGATGCATAACAATTACCTTTTGAAGAACCAACCTCTTTTATTTCAAGTGGAACAGAACAATCCATACATCTTTTTTGTTCGCTCTCAAAATTTATCTTCCGTTTTTTAATGTGTTTCACTCCACTCTCCTCCTGTTTTATATTCACCATCCAAAGGACAGCGAAGTTGGAAAAGCTTACCCGCTTCCTTAATAGAAGCGACACCCCTATCCCCGATTAAACTGGCAATGTCTCTAGGTACTTCGAGCTGCCACTCATCATGAATATTCGCTACAAACTTATGTTCTAACTTTAACTCATTGAGTTTATTACTAAAAATAACAAGAGCTTTCTTCATTATAATTGCACCTGCTCCTTGTAGTAAAGTATTTAAACTCGAATGAGCATTACGAACAAATAATTTCCTGCCGTCTAATGCTTTGAGGAAACCTCTTGCTGCAGCTCTCTTAACTCTATCTCTAAGAGTCTTAAATTGAGGCTTATTGCTAAAGAACAATTGTCTAGCTCTAGTGCCAGCTTTTTTATTTCCGCCAACCACACTTCCAAGCTTCGCATCTCCTGCTCCGTACATGAGCGCATAGATGAATGTTTTTGCCTGATCTCTAGATTCAAGTCCTGCAAGGCGTTGATTAGTGGAGTGAATATCTCCATTAATGATATCATTTGTAAACTCCTCGTCAGCCATGTAATGAGCCAACATTCTAATTTCTAATCCAGAAGCATCTATTCCTAACAGTACGTTACCTTCATCGACTACCCAACATGAACGACACTCTTTACCATAAGGCTGTCTAAGGCTTGGAATCTGCGCTGTGTTAGGATTGCGGTGAGTCATACGACCTGTAATAGCTCCGTTTGGAATAACAAATCCATGTATTCTGCCGTCTTCTTTAACTGCTTCAACCCATGAATCAATTTGTGCTATTCGTTTTTGTAACACTAAAAATTCAGCAATCAGTTTAGCTTCTTGTATATGTGTTACCTGTGATAAAGTTTTCTCATCAACAATAGGCTGTCCTGTTGGTGTAAATCTCTCAGGTTTCCAGCCAAAGTCTATAAGGTATTCTCCAATCTGTTTACGACTGCCAAGATTAAACTCAACTAACTTCTTGCGCATGAAAGGTTTATAAGGGTTTTTCACAAGACTTAATTCAAGTCTTAATATTTTATTATACTCTTCATCAGTTAGTCCACGTTTAGATAAAGTTCCGTCTTTCTTTATGTAAGGAATAACTACTTTAATATCTGTCAGTCTAGGCTTAAAAGTCTGTTGTACTTTATCTTCTATCTGTTGTTTCTTTTCTCTAAGTTCTGCTAATAATAGTTCAGCAGCTTTAGCGTCAAACTTAAAACCATTCTCTTCTTGCTCTTTTATTATCCTTGCAACGTCATGTTCAAGACTAATACAATCGCTAGAAAATCCTTTAGATTCAACACGTAACTGTTTCAATACCATAGTGTTTAACTGTACATCTCTTGCACAATATTTCAACATTTCTGGTGAATAATTTAAATAATTTTCAAAGTTAATCTTATGATATTTTAACTTATAACCCCACGCTTCTAAGCTGTGTCCTCCTTCTCGAACAGGATTAAATAATCTAGACATAACTAAAGTATCTACTAACTCTTTACTTGATAGATCAACCCCCATTAATTTTTTAATTATAGGAATATCAAATCCAATTATATTGTGTCCTATTAATCTATCTGCAGCATTTAAAAAAGTACAAGCCTCTTCGATCTGGTTTGGTTTAAACTTGAACATCTCTCCCGTATCAGGGTTCTGGCAGACAACACACCATATCTTAGTTGCTTCAAGATCATCTGTTTCTATGTCAAATACTAAATCCATATTAAAATCCTTCACTATTATCAGTAACTTCTATGTCTTCATTAGATATTTCTCTCAGTCTCCCTGTTTCATTATCATAGAGTAAGTAACAAGCCATGCCTACATCGCCTGTATATCTTGATTTAAGCACACGCACTTTTGTTGTCTGCGATTCTTGATAGTCATCTGATTGTTGGTTTCTTTCGAGCGCCAGAACGCAATCACTTAGTTGCGCTATGCTTTGACTTCCTCTAAGATGTGAGAGATTAACTGCAATCCCATTCTCATGTCCTTTGTTACCATCAACTCTCCTTAGATGCGAAACTAATATCACTCCTGCTCCTGTTTCTTCTACAATAGAGCGAAGTCTGGTCATGATTGAATCAATGGTCCTTCTCTCATCACCTTCTATCGAAGCGCTGACAAGCATATGTAAATGATCTATCACTATCCACTTGCAACCACATCCTATAATCATGAATCGTATCTTTGAAAAGATTTCATCGAGATCATTAGCTCCGAAGTGAGCATGAATCCATACCCTGTTCTTGTTTTCTCCATCATATAGAATGTCAAAGAGTTTATCTAACTCTTCTTTAGAATAGCGTTCTCTGATTTGATCTATGTACAATCTAGCGTTAGCCTCTATGGATAAAACTCCATCAATAGTTCTACGCCAATCTTCTTCTAATGAAATAATACCTATGTTATCTTTAGTCTGATTAATTAACCAATGCTCAAGCTCTCTAGTAACTGAAGACTTTCCTAGTCCTGTACCACCTGTTATAGTTACAAGTTCCCCTTGTCTTAAACCATACAACTTCTTATTAAGACCAGCATATGGATAAGGAACACTGTCTCTTTTTTCCCTGTTGTGAAACTTATCTCTCTGTTCAGAGACATTAATCACCCCTGAAGGAGTATAAGTTTTAGCAGACCACCACGCTTCGATAAATTCTTTGTGTCGATTCTGACGTAGCATATCGTTAGGATCTTTGCACCCGTTAGGTAATGACATAATCCTAGCTTTACTAGGTTTAAAAAGTCTGGCAACTTTTATGCTTGCTTTTTTACCTGCTTTGTCATTATCGAAAACGATGATAACATTTTTAAAATCGTCAAAGAACTCAAGACTTTCCTTAATGTCTCGTACTGCTCCTGCTGCACCTCGTTTAATGGATACGACAGCCCACTTGCTACCGAGTAACTCGTAAGCTGCCATCGCATCACACTCTCCTTCAGTAATGGTTATGTACTTACCACTTTTAAAGAGTTGTTGTCCGAACAATCCTGTGTCGTTGTACGTTCCTTGTGAAAAAAATCCTTTGCCTTGTACAGTACGACACTTTGTTGCGGCTAGTTCGTGTCCATTATAGTAAGGATAAAAATGTTTTGTTATCCTTCCTTGTAAGTCGTGCGTTGATTTAACACCATACTTTTTTGCGGTTTCCAGTTTTATCTTTCTATCAGATAAAGCGGAAAAAGTTCCTGCTATGTCATTGACCTGTTCAATAATAGGTTTAGCTGCTACTACTTCCATATCTTTTCCTTTACAAGCATCGTCATAGTTAGGCATAAATTCAGCACAGCTAAAACACTTTGCTGATCTGTCCTTGTTGATACCAACAGCATCGCTACTGTCACATAAAGGACAGGGCTGATGAACCAGCTCCCATTCCTTTTCGTTGAAATCTGCCCTCATATCCTGCTCCTTGTTTAATTTTCTGATTTAGTAACCGCTGCTTCGTCTTCTTCAACTGAGCTTTTTTGCTCTCCTTCTTCATTAACAACAGCTACAATACGACTAGTAAACCAATTAATACTTGCTTGAGTTTCTTCTAAGTCTAAAGTTAAAACAGCTTTCTTCTGAGTTAATCGCTGTATCCTGCCGAAGATTCCTTGTCCTTCTTCAGGTAAATCATCTACTGATATCTGAACACCATCAATAGTGATATGCGGTTTCTGTGTTTCTTTTTCTTTTGCCATTCTCTTAAAACTCCTCGTTGTCAGAATCTATGTCACCATACTCTACAAGTTCATTAACCTTAACAGCAACTAACTCAGCGAATGTTCCATAAGGGATACTGTAAGGTCTAATTTTAACTGTAACATTAGAACCGTTACCTACTAAACAATCCAAAGGAACACCATCTGCATCCATAAGTTTAGGTGCAGAGTTAGCTACTTCTATTATTTCTAGCTCCTTACTTTCAGGATCACTGGGATCGTACTTAGGATTCTTCTTTTTTCTTGTTGCAGTTTTAGAAAAACTAAATGCAGGTTCATCATATTTAAGATTTCCTGCTCTGTCTTTTGTTTGAGTAAGACCTGCATCTTCTAACTCCCTTGCTGTATCTTCATCAGTCAGAAGAGTAATCATATATTTGTGTGGATCGAAACGTGTGTTAGGTACAGACACGTTAGCCCACATTGATTTTCCTGTTGCATACATCATTTTTATTTACCTCTTTTTTTTGTTGTTAAACTTGTCTTTAATTCTAAAATTCTTGCTACTGTTTTTTATACTGAGTCGTAGCTTCTCAAGACTTGGTTTTAAGACTGGTAATCACCTGTCCTTCATGTTTAAGGCACAACATTTTAAGCCTATATAAGTTAAGATAGTCAAGGCGCTCTGTTCATAAGACTGTTTATTTATAGTTTGGGCAATCTCAACTGGCACTGGTTTTCTGTTGAGTTCGTCATGACATGCCACTTGCCTGTCTAACTGGAATGAGTTTAATAAATTTTCCACTTTTAATTTAACCTCTAACTATCCGTAAATTAGGTCTGGTTTTTTATATCGTAAGACCAGAAACTTACTCGCTTTATCAGCGAACAAAACAAGGAACGGAAGGTGATACACATGAGGGCTATGTTCCTTATATTTGTGATTGTAATCTGCACATTATACACGAGTACACTATCAAAGTCAACATCTTTTTTTCCCTTAGTCATCATCAACCAACTCTGCCAGTGTTTCAAATGTAAACACAACTGGCTTGCTTAAATCTAACTTCGTGTCCTTGTACTGAGTACTGATATATTCTTCTGCTTCTTCCCCATCTTTAGAACTAACAACAAATTCATATTGTCTGTTTTCAAATAGGTTAACTTTATATTCTTTTAAAGAATTATTATTTCTTTTAACTTCCTTAACCTTTGCAAAGCTTT